CGATGAATGTGAAGTTAGCAATATCATGTCTCTTGAAAGACAGAGATTAGTCATGTACAGGAATGCTTTCAATGGAGTGATGCATTATGCCATCAGCCAAGGGATAAACCTTAATGCTGACAAAGAAAGGAGGATAATGTATGCCTTAAGGTGCCAAAGCTTAGGCACTTTATGTGCTTTATGCCCCAATCAAGACGTGTCGTTAATCACTGACTTATTCAAATATATGTTAAATGCTGGGCTATCAGAGTTTAGTAGAGTCAGGTCATTGATAGAGGATAAGGCCTCAATCAAAATTAAAAAAGTTCTCATCTTATTTAATAAATGAGACTGAAAATTGGATGCTGAAGCTAATAGAATGTCGCGACAATGCATCTGGGGTTGACTTGGTAATCATAGAAGGGGAAATAGACAATACTGCTTTAGGAATTAAAGGGTTATGGCCAAGCTTAGTGGATAAGGAAATGCTACAAGAGGATTTCAAAATATTGATCCAAGAAATAAATGGGTTAAATATTCTCAGGGGCAAGGGTTTATACGGGGATCAGCAGATGTCTGCTGAGTACATAGAGATAAGAGACACTGATAGGAAGTATGATGAAGATTTAGCCGTTTTAGGTATAAATAAGATGAATGACGCCACTTTCAAGGACTTGGTCAATCCTAGACTTGGTCAGCTAGGGAGGACATACATTGAAATAGGGACACAGATGTATTACAGTTACTCAATAAACAAAGAAAGAGACATAGAGGAAACACTAACAAAGAAAGGCCTGAATAAAACCATATTGAGCATTAGCTCTTTAAATGGAACTGTAATTGAAAATAATGGAAACCCAAAATCATCAAATTCTATAACTGATGCATTAGACATAATAAAGTCTAAAAAACAGAAAGGTCAAACCTGCACAATATTGAATTTATTACCCGAATCTTGTTCAGCTAGAAACGTGATAAAGTTATCTAAGAAGTTGCAAAGAGGTGGTGTTAGGGGGATCACTTCAGTAACATTTGGAATTAAATTATTGTATAGAGTAATAGAAATGATTGAACAATCTACTGGTGATA